CTATTGGTTCTGCGATTGGTTCTATTGGTTCTGCCGTGGCGCCCTATGTTGCCGGTGCTGCGTCTTACGCTGGCCAGTCTGGTGCCAATCAGATGAATATGGATATTGCTACTAAGCAGATGCAGTTTCAGGAACAGATGTCTAATACGGCTTATCAGCGTGCGACGTCCGATATGCAGGCGGCTGGTCTTAATCCGATGTTGGCGTATGGTCAGGGTGGCGCGTCTAGTCCTTCGGGCGCCACCGCGCATGTTGAGAATGCTGTTGCCCCCGCTATGAGTAGTGCTTTTACTATGGCTCAGATGCAGTCTACGCTTAAGACTCAGGAGGCCGAGCGGGCTAAGCTCGCTGCTGATACTCGGGTGTCTGATTCTCAGGCGGCTATTAATGAGGTTCAGGTTCCTAAGATTCGCCAGGAGACTGCTACTGGTGCTGCTTCGGCTGGTGAGATCGCTCAGCGTACTAGTAATTTGAAGGAGGAGCTTTCTTTGATTGACCATCAGATTTATAGGGTCAACACTGAGTCTAATAAGTTGCGTACTGAGTGGGAGCAGCGTGAGTTTGAGTTGAAGTATTTGCTTCCGCTGGAGCGTAAGCAGCGTGAGCTGCAGAATAAGTTGTATTCGCTTGATGTTCCTGCTGCTGAGTCTCAGGCTAATTTTCGTTCGGGGACTTATGGTAAATATGTTGTTCCGTACTTGCCTTCGGTGTTGTCTTCTACGTCTACTGCTGCTGGTGCTGCTCGCGCGCTTAAATAGGAGGTTTTATGAAGTCTGTTACTGAGATTTTGAAGGTTAAGCTTTTGCCGTTTATCCGATCTGCTAATAATTATGATCGGAATGTTGCTTCTGATGCTTCGGGCCTTGATACTGGCCCTGATTCTATGACTCAGCAGTCTTTTGCTGAGGAGTGTGATATCAATACGATTGTTCGTCGTTTTGGTCTTACTGGTGAGCTGCCGTCTGGGGTTCGAATGCCGACCTACGGGGATTTCACGGGTGTTCGGGATTTTCATGATGCTGCTAATGCTATTGCGATGGCTAATGAGTCTTTTGCCGCTTTGCCGGCTGAGGTTCGTGCCCGTTTTCAGAATGATCCTGGTGCGTTCGTTGATTTTTGCTCTTTGGAGGCCAATAGGGCCGAGGCTGAGCGTTTAGGGATGGTTTTGCCCAAGGTTGTCGCTGCGCCTCCTGTAGGCCCTACAGACGCCCCGGAGGGGCCTTCGGCGGTTGTTCCCTCGGTTCCTCCTGAGGCTGTTAAGCCGTGAGCTTCCGTGGCGGTAGTCGGTATAACAAGTATAAAGCTATGTCTGCTTGGCCCCGAGGTCGGCCTCATCAATTTGCTGGCCATCGGGCTAGTCGTACGTTTCGGCATCATCGTCGGAAACGGTAATGCACAGTTAATTACTTGTTCTTAACTGTGCTAGGTGACAGATTCTATCTGTCTTTTTGTCTCTCTTTGATTTTAAAGGAGTTTTTATGCGTCCTCTGCGTCGAGGTGGTGTCAATAAGCGTAAGTCGTCTGCTAAGTTTCGTAAGCATTCTCGCCACACTAAGGCCCCTAATGTGAAGGGGCCAATGCGTGGTGGTATTCGTTTTTGAGTGTGGCTTGCTCTAAACCGCTTCGGGCCTATCGGCTGGCTAATGGAGCTGTTGTTTTTGCCGAACGCGGGGACGTTGTTGCTTCACTTGATCTGCCCTGCGGCCAGTGCTGGCGGTGCCGCCTCGAGCGGTCCCGCCAATGGGCTGTTAGGTGTGTACATGAGGCTCAATTGCACGAGCTTAATTGTTTCGTTACACTTACGTACGACGTTGATCCTGTTTCGTTGGTCTATAAGGATTTTCAGGACTTCGTGAAGCGGTTGCGGTTTAAGCGTTGGCAGGATGTTTTGGCTTTTGGTCCAGTTCTGCCTTCTGTTCTGGATCTCGCTAAAGTTCGTTATTTCGTTGTGGGGGAGTACGGTGAACACTTCGAGCGTCCTCATTTTCACGCTTTGTTGTTTGGCCTTGATTTTGCCGATAAGCGCCGCTGGCGAAAATCGCCCAGTGGTTCTGTTTGTTTCCGTTCTGCTGCTCTTGATCGTTTATGGTCTCACGGCTACGCCGAGTTAGGCGATGTTAATTTTCGGAGTGCGGCCTACTGTGCGCGTTATGTCATGGCTAAGCGTGTCGGTAAGGATGCTGAGGCGCACTATCGTATGGTTGATGGGGAGACCGGTGAGGTGAGTTATCGTACGCCCGAGTTTAATCGTATGAGTCTCAAGCCCGGTATCGGTGCTGGTTGGCTTGATAAGTTTCAGTCTGATGTTTTTCCCCGTGGTAAGGTTGTTGTCAATGGGCATGAGTCGCCCAGCCCTCGTTATTACGATAAGCGTTTTAAAGCGTCGTCTCCAGAGCAGTTTGAGGCTCTGGCTTTTGCTCGTGAGTGTTCTTCGCGTGAGCGGTTTGCGGATAATACCTATGAGCGTTTGTTGGTTAAGGAAGATGTTGCTATTGCGCGGTCTTCGCGTTTGGTTCGTTCACTTAAATGAGGAGTTTATTCAGATGGCAAAGCATGTTGTGCTCTCGGTGCTCGATCGTTCTGTTGGCGCTTTCGGGCGTCCTTTGTTTGTCCCTTCTGTCGGTGCTGGTGTTCGTTCTTTTCAGGATGAGGTGAATCGTGCGGCTGAGGACAATGTCATGTATAAGCACCCTGAGGACTTTATTTTGTTTGAGCTTGGTTCCTTCGATGACGCGCTCGGTACGTTTGAGAACTCTGCTGTTGCGCCGAGGGAGATTGCTACTGCGTCGTCAGTGCGCACTTAAGGGAGTTCATTATGTTCAGGAATAGGTCTGTTGATGTTCATCAATTCGCGATGGTGCCGCGGGCGGATGTACCGCGTTCTAGTTTTAATATTCAGTCTACGCATAAGACTACTTTTGATGCTGGTTATCTCGTGCCGGTGTACGTCGATGATGTTCTTCCCGGTGATACGTTTAATTTGAAGATGACGGCGTTTGCGCGTTTGGCTACGCCTATTTTCCCGGTGATGGATAATCTTTGGCTTGACTCGTTTTTCTTTTTCGTACCTTGCCGTCTTGTTTGGTCTAACTGGGTTAAGTTCATGGGTCAGCAGACTAACCCAGGGGATTCGACCTCCTATGTTGTTCCGCAGGTTGCTTCTCCGGCTTCTGGTTACGCGGTCGGTTCACTTCAGGATTACATGGGGCTTCCGACTGTTGGCCAGGTCGGTGGCGGTAACGTTATTTATTCAATGACGTTGCCCATGCGTTGCTATAACTTGATTTGGAATGAGTGGTTTCGTGACGAGAATTTACAGAACTCTGTTACGGTTGATATGGGCGACGGTCCCGACACTTATAGTAATTACACGTTGCTTCGTCGTGGCAAGCGCCATGATTATTTTACGTCTGCGCTTCCTTGGCCTCAGAAAGGTTCGTCGGTTTCGTTGCCCCTTGGTACTTCTGCGCCGGTTAAGTCTACAGGGTCGAATTTTTGGATGAACAATGGCACTGATGATGAGCGCGTGTATATGCGCAATGCCACGGTCAATCCGGAGTGGGGCTCCGGGCCTTCAGCTAGTGGTTATGCGTCCTTTGGTAAGGTTGCGGATGCGTCCGCAACTGGTCTTTATGCGGATCTGTCTGCGGCGACGGCGGCTACTATTAATCAGCTTCGTCAGTCATTTCAGATTCAAAAACTTTTGGAAAGGGACGCTCGTGGGGGGACTCGTTATACGGAGGTCGTGCGGGCGCATTTCGGTGTCGTTTCGCCTGATGCGCGTTTACAACGGCCGGAGTACCTCGGTGGTGGATCCAGCCCAATTACCGTTAATCCGATTGCCCAGACTTCAGGTACGTCGGCTTCCGGGACGACAACGCCACTTGGGACGCTCGCGGCGATGGGAACGGCGCTTGCAGGCGGTCATGGTTTTACTCAGTCGTTCACTGAACACGGCTTCGTCATTGGGCTTGTTTCGGTTCGCGCCGATCTTACCTATCAACAGGGGATCCGGCGTATGTGGAAACGCTACACCCGTTACGATTGGTACTTTCCAGCTTTCGCTGCTCTAGGTGAGCAGGGGATTCTTAATTCGGAGATCTATGCGAGGGGTGATTCTCATGACGCGGAAATATTTGGTTATCAGGAACGGTGGGCCGAATATCGTTATCGGCCTTCTCAGATTACCGGCCTCTTTAGATCCACGGCTTCGGGTACGCTTGATGCTTGGCATCTCGCGCAGAAGTTCACGAGTCTTCCCGCGCTTAATGATGCGTTTATTCAGGATACGCCGCCGCTTTCTCGGATTTTGGCAGTCGGTTCCGGTGCGAACGGTCAGCAGCTGATTTTCGATTCGTTCTTTAGTGTCCGTGCGGCGCGTCCGATGCCTATGTACTCGGTGCCTGGGCTTATAGATCATTTTTAAATCTGACAGGAGGCGTTGTGGGTTTCTTCAGCGGCATCGTTGATTCGATTGGTAATGTTGCTCAGGAGTTGTTTGGCAATCCGGTGGTGGATACCGCGCTTAATTATTTTGTTCCGGGCGCGGGGACTGCGGCCGATGTTGCTTCGAACTTTATGGATGGTTCTAGTTATGACGCCAATGCTCAGATTCCGGGTTCTGGTTCTGCTATGCCGTCTTTAGGTTCTATTGGTTC